CGTCGTTCTCGGCATCGATCGTGAGCAGCGCGTAGGTGTCGAGCTCCGCGCCGGCCACCAAGGTCGTGCCCTCCTCGAGCATAGCGAGCACGGTCAAGTGCGTGATGTTGGCGCCGGACGGCCACTCAGCCTTTTGGCGCGTCGTCACGTTGGATAAGGCACGAGAGCGCGCCTGCGTCGACGGCCCCGTCTCGATACGCACGCCTTTGGTTCCTCGCACTGGAACGGCATCGCCGGTTTCTGCGTGCTTCACATAGAGCTGTACTGATCCACCCATGGGTCGGGTCTCCTGTTATCGTTGGAACGCTTGCCCCGCCGGCGCCTTGCCCGGCGGCTCGGTCGGCGGTGCCAGCGCCTCGGTCGTCGCCTTGTTCGCGGCGAGGTCGCGCTGGGTTCTGAGCTTCATCGCGGTGTCGGCGAGCTTCGCCTTGATCTGCTCGCGCGTCATGTTCGATGTATCCAGCGAGTCGAGCTCGGCCAGGGCGTACTCCAGCATCCGGTCCTTGGCGTTCTCGTTGGCCTCGAAGCGCTGGCGTATCTGCTCAAGCTGCGTGTCGACCTGCGCCCGTAGCTGCGCCACGGTACTGGAAGTCCTTGGGATCGAGGCGCTGGCTGCGGCAGTACGCGGCGAACCACTTCTTCGGGTTGATGCCGAAATCGGGGTCTTTGACGATCGGCCCCATCTGGACCATGGCCTGATTCTGGATGTCGCGCTCGACGAGTGCCGTGGATCCGCGGGCCTTGATCTGACAGTCGCCCTTCTCCGAATCGTCCCCGTACTGCATCAGCCAGACGTAGTAGCGGCGGACGTGGGGCTCGGTGATGCGGTCGTCGAAGTTCTTCGCCAGGCGCCGGAGCACGGCGTTGGCGTTGTTCGTCAGCATCTGCATACCGCCCAGCGTATCCGGCGCCTTGCCCATCTGCCCCTGCATCAGGAGCGGCAGGCCGGTGACGTCCTCGGCGATCTTCAGGGAGAACTCGATGATCCGCATCAGTTCTTCCTGACGCGACTCGATGTGGAACACGCCGAACGCTTCCTTGACGTCCTTGATCGTCGCCTCGGCGTCGATGTACCAGACCTTGCGCGGGGTGATGCGCGCGTTGCCGTCGGCTGGGTTGACGACGCCCAAGCGGACGAGGATCTGCGGGCCGGCGGAGATACCGGCGTTGTCCATCATGTTGCGGACCGCCGCGTTCAGCATCCGCTGCGGCGTCCTGATCTGGCGCGATACACCGATGCCGGTCCACTTGCCGGCCTGCGGCTGCCAGACCATGACGTCGTAGGGGAAGCCGCCGGTGTCGAGATGGTGGAGCGCGCCCTTGATCGCGCGGCTGTTCACCATGGTCACGATCGCGAATACCGGCTTGCCGGTTTCCGTATCGGTCCCGTCGGCCTCGCAGGGGCAGCCCAGCGCCTCCAAGTCCTCGCGGTCCAGCATCCCGGTGTAGTACCAGATCTCGAAGCGGTCCTTGGGGTCGATCTCCGTCATGCCCTGGGGCAGCGTCGCCTCGCCCAGCGTGACCTGCGGGCCCTCCTCGAGACACTTGTCGATCTGCGCGCGGATGTATTCCGGCTGCTCGCGCAGATCCATGAGCGTGCGCCGGGAGATATGGTCGCGCTCCCAGACGTGCGATCCGTTCTGGATGTTCTCGCCGCAATCGGCGGCCGGGAAGAAGTTGAATGGGTCAACCCGCTTGCTGACCGGCTTGATCTCCGACTTCTCGACGAGCGCGAGCCCGTCGGGCGTGTTCATGACGACGTGCGTGGTGCGCCGCTCCGGGATCGGGCCCTTGAGCACGCCGGTCCCGAGCTTCGCGGCGTCGTCGATGACCTTGCGGACCTCGCCGTGGTACTGGCACTCGACGTGCCAGTCGTCGATGCGCTTCTGCGCCTTCTCGGCGCGCTCCTTGGCCTCCTCGACCTTGAGTTTCGCCTCCTCCATCTTCTTCGGCAGGAGCGCCGCCATCGCCTCCTCGGTCGGCGCCTCCTGGAGGAGCGACTGCTTGAACGAGAGCGAGAGCTTCCCTTTGGCGAGGTCCGCCATTTCCGGGATCGGCGTCGGCTCCAGCGCAAAGGCGCGGTCGTCCGTGGGGTTCAGCATGTCGCCCATGCGGGCCGCGGCGGCGTCGCAGTACGGGCGCGTGATGTTCACGAACACGGTGCTGCGGGGCTCGCCGTCCTGTGGCTGCGGCGCCGACTGGCCCGGAGGCTTTGTCCGCCACGCCGTCATCTCGCCGCGGTTGGCGTCGTCGATGCCCTCGTAGAACTCCAGATCCTCGAGCCACTGAAGGTCGATGCCCAGCGCCTCGCGGGCCTGAATCGCCTCCTGGCGCTTCTTGGCGAGCGAAGCACCGAGAACGTCCAGACGCGCGATGCGATCCTCCTCGGCGCGGCGCGCGGCCTCCTGCGCGTCGAGCTCGTCGACGCCGGGGTCGAGCTGGCTCGGCGTGCCCTCGTCGTAGGGGATCTGGTGCATGGCGGTCTCGGACGTCCTCGGTTACGGGGCTCAGTCGCGGTACGGGAAGGCGTAGATCGCGTGCTTGACGGCCGGGCGCGCCTCGGGATCCTCCGCCACCAACGCCGCCTCGTAGGCGTCCTTATCAGCGCGGGTCTGGAAGAAGTGGACCGACGTGAATGCCAGCGCGAACGTGCGGTGCTTGTCGCCGTGCTCGTTCTCGACCTCGACACCGTTATCCGGGAACACGGTCACGTTGACCATGTTCGGATTGAACGCGTACGTCACGATCGCCGGATGCTCGTCGCTGCCGTTCGCCTCCAGCCCCTTGAAACAAACGATCCTGCCTTGTGAAGGTGTCATGTCGCTCTGCCTCGTGTTGGGTTGTTGTGGTACTTCTGCCGGACTTTGAGCGCCCTCCGGCAATGGGCGCACTTCTCGTAGTTCCCGGGCCCGTACATCCAGCGGACGTCGGACGCGACGCCACACAGACTCTTGGCCTTGGCGAAGTCCTGGCGGACGAAGTAGTGAACGCGCTCCTGGCTCGTGCCCATGACGTCGCGGGCCCAGCCCTCGCGGAAGTTCTCGTACTGGCCGCCGCTGTTCTTGGTCTCTGGCGGAACCGGGCGACCGAGGCAGCGCTCGAGCGCCTCGCGGCACTCCGCGAAGGTGTGCTTCTCGCGCTGCTCGGCCATCTAACCGACCCCGGTCGCGCCCGGTGCGGCGCGCGGCGTGTCGAACTCCGGCGGCTCCCGGTCGGTGAACTTGATGTAGTGCGGCTCGATCACACGTGCCGCGCTGGCCGCCCAGGCTGATAACCTGCACCGGGCGCGGTGCGGTTTCGTTTTCCATCGCGGTCCTCCGCTTGATGATGTGGCAGCACATCCGTTCGACCGCAACGGCGTGCGGAACCACGCCGGTCAGAAGGCCCTCGCGCACGTCGACGGCCAGCGTCAGCGCATCGGCGTCCGTGAGTACGTCGTTGCTCAGGTCGGGGACGCGCATCAGTACCCCATGCTCGGATCGAGCGCCACGAACGGCGTCGCCTTCGGCGGCTTCTTCTTCTGCTTCACCGGGATCGCGAACGTCAGCGCCAGGCTGTCGCCGCGGTCCGGGCTCTTGATGCCGCGCGCCTTCATCTCCTTCTTGTCCTCGAGCAGCAACTCGCCGCCGCGGAAGCCGTAGCGCATCGCGGTGAGGTCGCTTTTCAGTTGCGGGTCGTTCGGGATCGAGGCCGTCAGAAGCCACTCCTTCAGTTCCGCGTACATGAACGCGCGAAGGTTGTAGTGCTTCTGGTCCGACATCCGCAGCGACGTGTTGACGTCGACCACGATGTCCCCGAACCATTGCCGCAGCGTGTCCGCCGTGCCGGCACCGGAGAGCCCATTGACCTCGACGGCGATCTGCTCCGGGGTCTCGCCGAAGGTCTCGATCTCGACCTTGGTGCGCGCCGCGCCCTGGATGCTATCGAGCTTCGGCAACTCGACCTGCTTGAGACAGACCCGGCCGCGCCGGAAGGTGATGACGAACTTGTCGTCACCGAAGCGGGCCGGATCCACGCCGACCCGCAGCGGGCCCACGGCCTGCACGTCGGCCGGGCCCCGCGCCATCGCCGCCCGGACGCGCTCGCCGTCGATGTAGGCGTCCGTGACCGAGCCCTCGTAGTCGCGGTCGATCTCCTGCGCGACGATGACCTGATCGAGGGTCTCCAGCTGCTTGCGGTACCACTCCTTGTCCTTCCTGGGATCGTCGCGCCAGTCGAACACGAAGACGTCGACCTTCCCGCCATGGCGCTTGCGGTAGAACGCGTTGCCGGCACCGTTCGGGGTCGAGACGTCGATCTTGACGTTCGAGGTCTGGGACAGCGCGGCCTCGATGGCGTCCGCGTGCTCGTAGAACGCGCTGTTGTGCGTGACGATGCAAGCATCGGTCAGATATAGACCGTCCTCCGAGTCCAGCGAAATGCAGCGCACCATCTCCGGCGCACGGCGCTCAATGGAAACGATTGTTCTGCCCGGTGGGTGTTTGCGCTGTTTGAGCGCCAACGCCTTGCGAGCAAGCCTAAACGGCACCATTCCATCCGGCAACGTCATGTGCAGCACTTGCATGTTGCGATGACCGCGCCGATCACGCTTGACGTTGTGCGTCGCGGTCCCGCCAAGCGACTGCACCAAAAACCTTACATCCTCAGCCAACTTCATGGAGCATGTGTGAAAACTCGCGACACCGCCTGACGCAGAGCCATCCGTATCCATCAACCCTTGCAGCAGCGCCAGCCGCTCCGCAACGCCAGCCAGCAGATAGCGTTCCGGGACACGCTTATTGTGTGATACGCAGCCATGCACTCCCATTTCCCGTAGCGCAGTCAGAACGACATGATTTGAGCGCCTTCTTCCTTGCCCTCGTCCTGTCTGGCTGACAATCCTGAAGCCATAGTCTCCGCTGGCCTTGTGGATCACATACCCGCTTGGCAGTGCGCGGGCGACTTCATTAACCACCTCGTCGTCTGCGCTCGTGAAGGTCACAGACGACTGACTATTTGCGACAGACCCATCGCCAAGCAGCGCGCCGAGCAGATACGGGTCCAGCGGCAGTACATCAACCCCCGCGAACTCGACCGGTCGGCACACCGGCACGCGGTAGCGGTACTGCACCTGCCCACCGGGCGACGTGTAGCGAAACGACTCCACCAGATCGGTTGTGCGCAACGTCAACCGCTCGCGCTTGCCGATAACTTTTTCGACTGTCCACTGGTGGTTCGGGCTGCACTCCGCGAACGTGCCATCACTGAACCCGACGCGATACACATCCGCCATGCCTGCGTCGTTGATTCCGATAACTGTGTGCGCACGGCCATCCTGTCCGATCACTTTTGCGCCGATTTGCATATCAGCCATCGTAGCCATGCCATCAGGCGTTACGATTCGTGCCGTCAGCGGCTGCGCCTCGTCTTTGAAGTAGACGCTGGTCCGGTTGCCGCGGCCGATGTTGTCGCCGGCCTCGCCGACGATCGTGGCGCCGTTCTCCGGATTGATCGCCCGCATGTAGGGCGCGTGCTTGTCGCTGTTCCAGAGCGCCGGCCGGAACTCCACGGGCAGCAGATCCACGGCCTGCCGTATCTTCCAGAAGATGCTTTTCGGGTCGCCGATCTTGTCGACGTACTCCTCCTTGCGGGAGCCGAACCCGACCACGGTCCCGGGATGAAACAGCCACATCCAGACCGCGAACCAGACGCAGAGCCAGGTAACGCCCATGTCGCGCGACTTCTCGCAGAGCCCGTCCCGGCGGCCGCGCCAGTGGTCGTGTAACCAGCCGATGAACTCCGCCTGCTTGGCGAACAGCACGAACGGGATCGTCGCCGGCAGCCCTATTTCAGGGTTGCGGGGGTCGTAGGTCATCGCCCAATCGCTGATGAAGCGCCCGGGGTGATCGCGATAGAACGCCTTGAGCGCCTCGAGGTCGGTCTGCCCGCTGCGGATCCGCTCCAGACGCAGCGCCCGCTCGGCGTAGATCGGGCCGTAGTCCGGGTTCTTCCAGTCCAGGGCCGCGGCGAGCTCGTCGGCCGGGAGTTTCAGCACCGCGCTCACTTCTTCGGCGTCCCGTTCAGCATCGCGAGGTACGCCTCATCTGGCGACATCGTGACCTTCGTCTCGATGGGCTTGCCCGGCGTGCCGCCGTGCTCCAGTTCCTGCTTGTCGCGCCAGTTCTCCTTCTGGCGATTCTTGAGCCAGAAGATGCAGGCCGCGGTATCGGGCGCGTAGCGCTCGACGTACGACACCTTTTCGACCGCGCCGGTCTTGGCGTCCGCGAAAATCTTGACCGCCGCGTGCTCGTAGCCCATCGCGCGCTGGAACAGACGTTCCGCGACCTGCGCGTCGGCGCGCTCCTTGCCGTTCTTTATGGCCTCAGAAAATTCGGGGTGCTTACGCTTCCAGTCGTGCAGCGTCTCGACCGTGATCCCGATGAACGCCGCCAACTCCTCGTCAGTGGCGCCTAACAGGCAGAGCCGCCGTACATCCTCGGCATAGCTCTTGTGGTACTCGACGGGGCGCCCTGCCTGTCTCGCTTCCTCGCGCGCCTCGGCGGCCTCCTTGCGGGCGCGTTTGCGCGCAGGGTTCGACTTCGGCGCCGGGCGCCTGGACTTCTTCTTCCTCGCCATCGCTCACCCGCGCCGGCCTCGTTGCATACGTTTAGCGGCCTTGCGTGGCACCATCATCGCGCGCTCGATGATCCCGCTGCGCTTTCCGGCCTTGCGTCCTGGCGCCACCTTGCCGATGCGCGGTGCGGCCTTGGAATATGTCTGCATAACGATACTCCCGGTGTTTGGGCTCCCGGCCGAAATCGGCTCACGCGAGACATCCAGCACGATCCGACCGACCTGCATCAGTAGCCCTCGACGTTGCGGACCCGGTTGTAGCCGGCGTCCATGTCGGACTCGGCTTGGCGCTCCACCGTCGTCTCCTCGTCGGTGAGGATCGCTCGGGCCCGTTCGAGCGCCTCGTCCACGCTGCCCGTCGTCTGGTACGCCCGCATGTCCTGTTCGGACGGGGCCGGCGCCTCGCCGACCATCACCGTGCCGTCGTCGTGAACCATGATGCACACCGTCTTCATCGTGCCCTCCGGGCAAAAAAAGCCCGCACGATGGCGGGCTAAGGGGTACAACTCCGGGACTGGCTGGGAGTGCCGCCCGGAGCAAGGGGTCATTTCTGAGCCGGGTTCGGTCTCCTGTCGAACGGGATCGGCAAGCCGAGAATCATTGCTGCCACCAGTTCCGACTCCGGCATCCGGAGGTCACGCAGATCCAAATCGCCGCCACGCCGGCAACCACCAGGATCGGAAGCAGGATCATCATGCCGAAGGCAAAGTCCGCGAGAAGTTCCATCACGCCACCCCCGTCGTCACCGCGACCGCGATAGACCGCACCCATATCGGTTGCGAGTCCAGCACGAAACTCTCGCCGGACCATGCCAGCAGGAGCGTGCGGCCCATGACGCCCACGATCGCCTGCGCGGCCGGCGGCGGTACCGCGTTGCCGATGCGCTCCCGCCACGCGCTGTCGCTCAAGCCTTCGAGCTCAAGGTACTCCTCCGGATCGACCAGACCCTGCAGGGCAGCAAGTTCTAGCGTCGTGAACGGCCGGTGCCACGTCCCGTCTTCTGCTCGGATCACGGCAACCAGTCGCTCGTTCGCCGCCGGCAGACGCGGGTCGGCGACGTTGTGGTGTCCGTTGTCGTGGCGCCCGTTGGCCGTCACCGCGTAAGCCGGCTTGTCCCACGGCACGACACCGTAGTGCCCTGCCGTGAGGTAGTGATCGCCGCGACCGCGATCGAGACCAGGGCGCGGATCTGCCACAGACAGCCAACCGCCTTGTACGCCCTTCCCGCCAGCAATTACGGTAGGCGACGAGCGCCTCCAATCGACCACCGAGAGATTGTTGCTGTGCCGCTCCCATTTCGGACGCGGATCGGAAACCGCCAACCCACCGGCCGTTGGTCCCGTTCCGCCTGTCACGGACGGCGAGACATCCGACCAGCGCACGACGCGGTAGACATTGCAGACGGGAGTCAACCGCTTTTTCACGGCCGCCGGAAACGAAAACGCCCGCGCGGGGCGGGCGTTGGGGGCAGTTCTCGAACCTAGCGAGAATAGCGTAGTCGGCGGAACCAGAATGTGCAAGGATTTCCGGCCACTACTGGCGCCCGCGGGCCTTTTTCTTACCGGTAATCTGGTCGCGCTGGCGGGTCGTGGACGCACGGCTTAACCACGCCGTCCTCGATGTAGATAGCGGTTTTCATTTCCGTTTGCTCTCCGTAGTCCCGGCGACGCAGCCGGGGAAGATGGGCTTGGGATCGTCCTCCAGTATCCGCAGCGCGAGTTGCGCCTCGGTGGCCCGGTACGCGCTCGCGCGCGCGGCCGCCGTCGAATACCAGTCGATCAGCGTGTTCGAGACCGATGTCAGTTGCCGGATGCGGAGATCGAGCGCGTCGCGCCGGCCCTCCCAATAGGCGGCCTTGCGGCGCAGGCGGTCGAGGCGGCTCTGCAGGAGCATGGCGCGCAGGCTCACAGCCGCCTCCGTGTCGGCGTCAGAACCTTGATCTTCACCGGCCCGAGCTTCCACCACCGCACATGCCGGTACCGCTCCGAGAACAGCAGCGGTTCCGTGTACTTGCCGATCCAAATCCCGTAGCCGAACAGGCTCACCCAGCCGCCCCACGTGGTTCCGTAGGGATTGCTACGCCATGCACAGCAGATGAGAGGGCCGAGCTTCATAACTCACTCCTCCGGTATCAGCCCCGCCACGATCATCGGTTCGCGCAGGGCGTCGTAGGCTTCTTGTTCCAAGGTGCTGAGGGTGCCGAGGATGCCGCGCTGGTCGCGGCGGCGATCCCGGCGGCCATGGAGCCAGAATCGGATCGTGCGATCGGTGACGTTGAGGATCTCCGCCCAGGTCTCGTTGTCGCAGCGCCGGCCAAGCCGGGCCCAGCCCTGCAGGACATCAGTCAGGAACGGCAGCGGCCGGCGGTGCGTGCGCCGCACGAGTTCGAGCACTTGACCGATATGCAGGCGCTTGCGCTTGGCGAGCTCGGCCGTTGCCGGCACGGTGTAGCGCGCCGACAGCACGGCGAGCGCGGTTCGCGTTCCCTCGCGCTCGAGGAACCCGAGCAGCATCCCGCCTTGCGCCTGCTTGTCCCAGACCGACAGCCGCGGCCCTGCATCTGGCAGCGGCACGGTCCCGCCGCGGAGATCCCGCCAGAAGCTTTCCGTGTCGCAGACCTGATACGCCTCGCGCTCGAAGCCGTAGCGGATGGCGTGCTCAGGGTTGCGAAACGGCGGCCTGTCGCTCATGGCGAGAGAATCCGCACCACGGTTTTCTTTTCTCGCGACAGCACCGGATTCGCGGTCAGGCGCTCGATCACTTTGGGATTGTCGTCCCTGATGATTCCGAGCCCGTGCGGGTTGCGCTTCGAGCAGACCACCATGGCATCCAGCAGCGGCTTGAGCCCGCCGTAGAGACCGTCCCAATCCGGCAGGCGCGAACTGTGGCGCTCGATCTCGATCACACAACTCTCGATCGGGTGTTTCGGAATCGGGCCGACGACGGACCGGATCAGCCAAGCCAAGTTCTGCCCCGTCCTGGCCCTCTCCCGGAAGTGCATCCGTTGCCATTCGTTCAGTGTCGGAGTCGCTATCGGCAGGGTGAACCGCAGCAGCAGTTCCATCAGGCCGCCGGCAGCGCCACGAACACGAACGGCCCGACCATCATCGCCGGCTGCTCGCCGCTCAGGTGCGTACGCGACGGATAGTGGTTCGTCATGCGTGCGACTTGCCCCATGCGGTAGGCCATGAGGCGGACCTCCTCCGTGTTCAGCGTCCGGGGCTTCGCCTTGGTGTGCCCCGGCAGTACCCAGCGTCGTTCAGCCATTTACTCCTCCGTTGTCGTTGTGTTTTGTAGCGGCTAACTAGCGGACGTCGACGATCACAGCCGGTGCGCCCTTAGACCCAGCCCTCGATCGTGGTGATCGTCTCCTCGATCTCGCTCAAGATACTGTTCTGCCCAGCCTGCAGGGCGTGCAGCTTGCCGTCGAACGACGTCGGCACAGCCTTGGGTTCTCCTGTCTCGGCGGCCTGATGCAGCGTCGCGCCCATCAGCCGGCTCCGGAGCGCCTTGAGCCGGCCGAGCGCATCGAACATGCGGCCGTTGATCTGCGTGAAATCGTCCACGTGGTTGTCGGACGTCCTGCGATCGACGATGCGATCCTCTACTCCTGCTCCTATTGCTCGGTTCATGCTTTACCCCTCTGCTTGTTGGGCGCCGGCTTAACCGGGCGGCGCCGACGCCGGATAAATCTCATCCGTACACCTTACGAAGCAGATCCGCGCGCGGTATCGGCTGCGGCTTCTGTTTGCTCGCTTCCATCCCGGCGCGCACTCTTTCGGCGCGGCGCGCGACGAACTGCTGGCGTTCCTCCGGAGTCATTTCCTCGACCTCGCTGGTCTCGATCTGCTCGCCATCGGGCGGCATCTTCTTGAGGTAGATGATGGGGATCATGCCCTCATCGTCGACCGTAGCCGCCACTCCATCGAAATCCGTGTCACAGAGCTGGCAGAAGAAATTTGAAACGCGTCTCACGTCCTGCACGACGTAAATATTTCCGATTTCCTCCCGTCCTTCCGGGCAGCACGCCCAGACCAGCATCACCTTGTCGCCGGGATTGATCTGCTCGCTCATGCCAGTAGCGTCTCCTGCATCCCAATCGCCTTAGCCGGCTCCGGCATGTCGGCCGGGACGAGCTGCAACACGATGTAACCGCGCTCCTTCGTGATGCCGACGTAGCGAAAACCGGCGCGGAGGTAGCAGCGGCCCGGATCCCGTTTTCGCCTGATCTTCGTCGGATCGACGAACGTCACCATTCCCTGACTCGGTACGTCCGGCCACCGCGCTCGCGTCGCGGCCACGGCTTCGCGGATCAACTCCGACGAGAGACCGGCGCCTTCGTTCCGAAACAGCGTGTTCACCCAAGCGCCGGACCAAGCGTGCTGGGAGAACGCCGGCCATGACGTGACCCAGAGCGCCGGCCCGCTGACGGCGGTCAGCACCAGACAGCGGCCAGGCGGGACAAACTGCGGCGTGTCCGGCTTCTGCCGGTTGTAGTGCCGGTTCGCCAGCGGGAGCGCGTGCCGGTCGTATCGGTGAGAGAGTCGCCAACGCACGCCTCCTACCACCCTGCTGCCAGCCGTTGCCGAACGGCGTTGTAGTTGAGACCAAGACGACGACACCAGTTCGCCACTGTGTCCTGCTGCCCGATCAGGAACACAATACGATTCGATCTGGTGTTATTGCGTTGCTCCGAGACTGTTGCCCAGCGGCAATTCGTCGGTTCGTAATTGCCGTTCGGATCAATGCGATCAATGGAGTGTGCGCGCGATGGCGGCTCACCCATGTCGGCGACGAAGTTTTCAAACGCCAACCACCGCTCACATACGGAGATGCCGCGACCTCCGTAATTCTCGTATCCGACTGCATTCTTGTTCCTGCATCGCCTCAGCATCGCGCACCACGTCCTGTACGCTTTAGACTCAGCTCTACCGACGGTGTGGCCGTGCTTTAGGCTCCGCTGACTGGTTAGTTCCCGACTAACGCAACCGCAACTTTTCGTGCGGCCAGATAACAGATGCGTCTGTCTGACCACCTTCGTGGTGCCGCAGTCGCACTTAGCATCCCAGACAATGCGGCCTTTCTCGTTCTTCCAACGCTCAACAACTACCAATCTGCCGAATCGGTCGCCAGCGCTTATCTCCGTATTCATGTCCTATCGTCTCGGTAGATTTTTGGTAACGCGTTCAGTAATTCGTGTTCCTCTGCCCAAGCACACATCGAATCGGGAGCCACGTATCCCATGCTTTCAGCATGAAGGGTTTGCGCCAGACGCTCGCTCGCCCACTGAACCACAAAGCGCGCTCTCTGTTTCTCCTCCCACTGTTTTCCTTTGGCCGGATCGCCGTCGGCAAAAACACTGACGCCGACGCGATGGCGCTTCTCGTGCCAATGATGGGTCAGCGGGATCGCGGCATACGGCGGTTTGTGGTTCGCGCCGCGCCCGAGGTTGATGCGATCGACGTGCGAGGCTTCGCAGGCCATACGGGTCTCGCCCGTGGCCTCGTCCTTGGTGTAATCGAACTTACCGGTCACGGCGCAGGGCTGCGTCCGCACCCAGGCCAGGTACTCCGCGTCGGTCCCGATCGCCTCCAGCACCTTCGGGTTCAGGAAGAAGCCGAGGCGATACAGCTCGGCGGCCTGCTTGCCGTAGGGTTTGGTTTCCGGCGCTGGACTAAGTGCTGGCCGCGCGTTTGGGTTCGAATCCGGTGGCAGTTGGCGCATACCAGATCGCATTTCTCGATCTCGCGCTTTACCGCTTGCAGTCCGCTTCCAACTAGGCGAGAGACCGGATCGACCTTCCTGCTCGCATCCCGGTGATCGAAGTCCATCACATACACCGGAAACGTCCCTCCGCAGTCCATACAAGGTTTCCCCTCCTTGTAGGCCGCTATGAATTTCGCCGCTTCCTCCCGCCTGAGCCGATTCCGCCGCAGATACTTCTTCCGATGTCGGCGATAGTGCTCCCGTAGGTACTTGCGATTCTTCGCCGCCCTGATTGTTTGATCTTTGTACGGCATACGATGTCCTGCCATTAGACGAACCGGAAAGATTGACCTGCACGAGCGCGACGGCCTTATCGAGCTCGAATTGCTCGAGGAACGCCTTCTTGTACTGCGGGTCGATGTCGATCTGGACGCGGATCGTGCCGTCGACGAGTTCTTTCATCGTACGGCGGGTGCCGATGACGGCGAGGGCGGTTTCGTTGGTCATAGCGGCATTCCATGTTGTGCCGTCCGTTGGCGCTGCAGCGGTTCATACTCCGGGTTGATCTCACACCCGATCCACTGCCGCCCGAGGCGCTGCGCGACCTCGCCGGTCGTGCCGCTGCCGAAGAAGGGATCCAAAATTATGCTTGGCCTTTTCTCCCGGCAACCACACGACGGACACGACCAGACACGATTATTTCGCCCCCGCAATGCGGACACGCTATCGGCTTCCTCGGTGGCTTTGGTTTTCTGTCGTGCTCGTGTTTGAGCATCAATTCCAAATTCTCTGGCCTGTTGTCCAGTTTGTTGCCGTTGACGTGATGGACCACTTGTTGCGCCGTCAGATTCCGACCAATCACTTTCGCCATCACCAGCCTGTGCTCCATCACATACCCCTCCCGGCTCGCCATCGGATGATCCGGGGCGCGAATCAGCTTGTATCCCTTCGGGTCGATGACATAACCCTTTGTCGATGGCCGCGTTCTGGCTATTGCCCTGCACGAGCAAATCTTGGAGCAGTATTTCGCCTTCGGTTTTCCCTTCCGAGCGAATGTCTTGCCGCACTCCCGGCATTTCTTCTGTGTTTTCATATTCACTCCTGGGAATTGAACGACCGCAACTGGCGCAAGCCCACAGAGAGCTGCCGGCGAGGATGCAGGGTTCGATCAGTTCCGGCGGGTAGGTGGCGAAGTGGGCGCCGGGGAAAGGCTTGGTTGGAATCGTCCAGACCGAGCGCTTGTTGCGGTTGTCGACCAGCCCTGACACCGCCGACGAGAACGACTCGTTTTGCCGAGGGCGGGTCTTGTGCTCGTAATCCGTTTTTCCTTTCTCACGGCCTTCCTTGTGGAATGACCCGTGCCCGCCCGTCCCGGTGCTTGTGTCCCAGCCGTCAGGCGTTTTCCAGCTGCGGGACTTCGGGTTGACGCCACTGCCGCGCGTGTGTGCGCCTCCGGTGGCGGGTTCCTTGATCGCTTCGGCGTCGTAGTAGTAGCGCGGCTGCTTGCTAAGCAGGAACACATACTCATGCGCGGTGGTTGGGCGATCGCTGACTGTCTCCGGCATTGGATTCGGCTTCGAGTTGCAGGTCAGCACTCCGCTCGCGAGCGCGAACGTGTGAGGGGCATCCGCAACGCCGATGTGCCAGAACTTCCGGGCACGGCTGCGGCCAATGGCCACGACTTCAGTGTCGGGCTTCTCGTTGTGATGCCCGGACTTCTCGAACCTCAGTTCACCCCGCCAGCCGGGGAACGTCCGCCCGTTGCTCGTCTGGCTCGCTCGGGAAAGACGCAGCCCAACACCGAGTCGTGCAGCGAGTGTCCGAAGGTCGGCAGCAAGCGCATCGTTGCCGGTGAATCCGAGCCGCCACCGTGTGTTCTTCTCGTCGTAGTGACCGTCACCTTCGAGGTATCCGCGCAACACCTCGGAGAGGAAGGCGTTGCTTCGCTTCCAGCACTCGACCTTGAGGTGCTTATCTCTTGCGACGCGACCGCCGACGTAGGTGTCCACCAGCGCGGACAACACCCGGCTCTCGACGTTGATGGTCATTCCGCTCGGGCTGGTCCGGTGGACGTGTACGGAGCCTCCGTACTGCTCCGCCAGCTCGCGCAGGAACGCCTCGCGATCATGCTCACGTACGTGTGAGGCAATCTGAATCGTCCCGCCTGAACGACTGCCCTCCGCCAGGTACAGGCCGATGAAGCGCCCCACCTCGTTCGGGATGAGCGCCGGCGACTTCGCTGACTCCGGCTCGGGAAGAACCGTCGAGTCGATCACGTCTCCGACGCGGAGATCGGACGCTGCGACCCGCCCGCGCTGCGTCGGCCACTCGTGATGCGGGGTACACCCGATCACTTCGCCAGAGCGCAGCCTGATCTCGACAGTCTCCTCACGTGGCGTCTCCGACCACCCGAGCACCTGCGTCCACTTCTCTCCGTTCCAGAGCTGGACGGTCTCCGTGCGGAGACGCACGAGATCCTTGATGGTCATCGGCATCTCGCCCTTCTGGGTGCGGGCGTAGACGCGCGTGCCGCCTGAGAGGCACCAGATGATGTCGCGGCGCAGATACCAGCCGTCGGCCCGCAGCGCGAAAGCCAGCATCCACGGCTGGCCGATCAGATCCTTCGGCTTAATGTCGCTGGATGGCCGGATGCGCTGTGGCTGCGAGCGATTCGACCATGAGGCGGGCACGCGATTGCCGGCGGTCGTCGTCGGCTTGCGATCCTTGCCGGTGCCGTGGCAGTAAGCGTCCCCCATGTTGACCCACAGCGTGCCGTCGTCGGCGAGCAGATCGCGCACCAGACGGAAGACCTCGACCATGCGCTCAAGCCACTCCTCGGGCGTCGCCTCGAGACCGATCTGCCCGGCGACGCCGTAATCTCGCAGCCCCCAGTAGGGCGGGCTCGTCACGCAGGTCTGCACCTTCACGCCCTGGCTGATCAGGTCGCGCAGGGTGTCGCGGCAGTCGCCGATGAAGCAGCGGTTCACACCCACCCCTCCGGCCGAAACAGTACCCGCTGACCCGCACCATCGAACGCCGACTGCCGCATCCGGAAAAACCCGGCGTGCTCCGGATACTCGCGCTCGAATTTGCGGGCGTAGCCGCTCACGAAATTGTTGTTGACCTTGAAGGCGTCGCCCGTGGTCTCGACCGCCGTCTCCCAGCGGACCCGATGCAGGACTGCATCCGCCGAGTAGTGCTTGAAGCCGCGCGCGATCAGCTGCTTCGTGAAGCGCACGAACAGTTCCCAGACCTTCGGGTTGTCGGCGTCGAAGCGCTCGAAGGCGTCGCGGAGGTCGGTCACAGCTTTGGCGACTCCGGCACCACGATCACCGGCTGACCGCGCATGGCGTTGTCGATCAACCTGTCCATCGCGGACTCCCATTCGAGTAGCGCGTGGTAAGCGACGATCGTCCAAGTGTCCTCGCCAGACATGCCTTCGATTTCGCAATGCGTCATCAGGTGGCGCACGAGTCCGCTCACCGGCGCTATGAGTCCCCGTCTATGTTCCTGGCAGTCGATCCGTCCGCCGCGGTACAAGACCTCTCGCAGGTGCTTGCGGATCTCGCGTGGATCGGTCAGCGGTGGCTTTTTTTCGGTCACAACCGCACCATCTCGCCTTGTTTCGGCATCTTCGCTTCTTGTGCTAGCCATTCACGTATATCCTCAAGGATTTGCGGATACACCACGGGATGTTGATCTCCAAATCCCTTGGTGTTCTCGCGCCAGCGGTATTGACCCGGAGTGCCATTCGCTTCGAGCCATCCACCCGGCCCGGTCCACCGGCGGTGATCTATCCCGTAGCGTTTGAAGTCCTCTCTGGTTACGTATCCGCGCACGTCGAGCAGGGCAGAGATCCGGAGCGCGGCAATCTTCCACCTCGTTAACTGGACCGGGGCCGACGACCCAGCCGCCACATCAGGAACAAACTCAGGCAGGACATGACGCTTCTTCGGATTCCAGAAGTGCCATTCCGAATAGCCCGAGCCGAGTTCAGGGTAGAAATCTCCGGCGCGTCCTCCGGCATAAAACACCGCCAGACCCAGCGCGCCGCAGATATGCCGGCAATTTGTTCCTTTCACTGGAACCAGAATCGCCCTGTAGTCCGGGCCTCGATCACGCCAGGCGTCCCACGAGTCCGGGATGGTTTGCTCGATCACCTTGAGGTTGAACTTCAGCTTGGCCTGCACGCCGATCTGCGTTCCGTCTGAGGCCACGAGAAGCAGATCCCATCCCGCCGTTTCCGCGTACGGCGTCCAGCCCTGCACCTTCGCCCACTTGGAGAAGTCGGCACACATCGCGGATTCGGTCTCGTAGCGTGGCACCTGCTTCACGCCCTCCTCCTCAATTTCTCCTGCATCTCGGCGACCGCCGCGGCGACGACGCCCTGGCTCGGTCGCGGTACGAACATCGCGCAACGCCGCCACTTGTCCTGTACCAGCATCGGCCGGTTGGGCCGGTCGCTCTCGTCGGCGAAGCAGGCATTGGCCGTCACCCGGCGGCCGTGCGCGGTCTCGCGCGTGATCGGTTTGCTCTTGAGGCAGTCCATGCACCGACAAAGACCGTCTCTCGTCGCTTCGATCTCGTCGTTCATACTGCGACCTCCTCATGGCATTCTCCACTCAGGCTTCGGCACGTCGTCGGCGCGTCGTAGAGCTCGCGCGGGGTATCGACGCTGCCGCAGCCGGCGAGCAACGCGAGGAACAGCGCGAGCAGGTATCGGATCATCGCAGCGGCACCACCTCGATGGGCTCGCGCCGGCCGGCCTGCACGAACGCGAGACACCGATCGCAGATATGCCGCCAGCGCACTTGGCGGGCGGACCGATCGCGGTACTTGGCGACGGCCGGGGCCCGGCAGATGTGCGCGCCACGGGTGCGCTGGCAGCGCTTGGCGTCCGTCATCTCCTCGCTCCTCGCGACCGCTCCTTTTCCCGATTCACTGGATTTCCATCCAGGACTGTACAAAAACACATGCCCCAAGCGCCCCTGGAGGCGCGCCACGGCGCGATCTGCGCTGCCCAGGCACAGGGGTACCGCCATGCCACGATTTTCGCGCTCCTGCGGCTCACCGGTCGCCCTCCATCCACTTCGCCCAGCGCCACGCCAGCCAAGCGTAGGCGATCAGGATGCCGAGACCGATGCCAGCCAAGAACACGAAGACCTCGTTGTCGGTCATGCCAGTACCCTCCAGAGGATCAGTCCCCAGACGAGTGCCGAGAGCGCGATCCCGTAGAGGATGCCGACGAAGAACCTGCCGGCGTCCGCGCGGTCGTCGGCGCAGTCCTCGCACCAGGACGCGGGCTCGAGGACCTCGCGGCAGGTCGCGCGCAGGGTGTGGCGGTAGTGGCAGCATGGTGGCGCCATCCCATTGGCACTTGATCATCCCTGTCGGGCCGTGGCGGTTCTTGGCGATGTTGATCTCCATAACGCCACGATCCTGCGAGTTCTCGTCGTATGCATCGTCACGGTAGAGCAGCATCACGATGTCGGCCTCCTGCTCGATCGAGCCCGAGTCCTTGAGGTCGCCCATGTACGGGCGCTTGTTGTCACGGTCATCGACGTTGCGGTTGACCTGGGCGAGCGCGACGACCGGGATGCCAAGCTCGCGCGCGAGCTCCTTCAGGCAAAGCGCGACGTAGCCGACCTGCTCATGGCGCGGGGCGCTGGGGAGCGCGCGGATCCGCTGGATGTAGTCGACGTAGAGCGCCTGGATGCTGTGTTGGAACGCCCATTTGCGGGCTTGGCGCATGACCTCGTCGATCGACGGGTTCGGGCGGTCGTTGAGCCAAATCGGTCGGTCCTTGAGCACCGCCCCCGCAGCCGTCACACGCGGCCACTCATGGTCTGCGACCTTACCGGTGCGCAAGCGAGCCGCATTGAGCCTCCCGTTCTTCGCGACGAGCCGCAGCCCGACCTGCTCGCGTCCCTGCTCACCCGAGATCACGCCGACCGGCACCCCGGCGTTGTCGGCCAGATTGAGCATCACGCTGGTCTTGCCGATCGAGGGTCGCGCCCCGATCACGATCAGATCCGAGGCGTGCAGACCGCCAAGCGCCTCGTCGAGGTCGGCGAGCCCCGTCGTGATACCGGTCAGCCGACCGCCCGCACGGTAGGCGACATCGATCGCGTCGACGCTCGCCAGCACGGCCTGCTGCACCGTGCACTCCCAGTCCCGGCGCGGTGCCGCGAGGAGCATCAGGTCGCGGATCGCCGCGTCCACGGCTTCCATGCCGCTTTCCCGGAGAGAAAGCTCGAGCGTCTTCGCGACCGCGCGTGCGCGCCGCTTGAGCGCCTCCTGGCGCACCAGCGTCGCGTACGCCACGACGTTCGCCGCAGACGGGGTGTTGTTTGCCAGATACGCGACATCACCCAGCCATTTCCGCCCCGGGTTTTTGCGCTCGAGGTAGTCCGCCACCGTGATCGGGTCGGCCGAGAGCCCGTCGCGTAGCAGGTCCTGGATCGCGGTGTATATCTCGCGGTTCTGGCTCACCGCGAAATCATCCGGCGCGAGATCAACCTCGGCGGCCCGGGAGTTGTCGAGCAGCAGCCCCCCGAGCACGGCGTACTCGGTCATCACGGCGTTGTCGTCGGGCCGGGTCATGCGAGCTTGGGGAACGGCTTGGGCGGCTTGGCGACCGCCGGTTTGGTTCCGCGCTTGAGCTCAAACAGCCCCTGCCAACCGTTCGCAATCGACTGCTCGACGACGGCGGATTGATCGCAACCGAATGCGGCCAGATTTCTCTGGGCGGCCGGTATCGAGGCCGGCTTCAACGGCTTGCGGATCTCCGTGCGGTACTGCATCCATCGCTTCCATGCCTGCGTGTCCAGTCCCTCGACGGGCGACGAGTCGTCGCGCGCACGCGCACTGTTGGCTTCACTACTCTTCCCTTCACTACTCTTCCCTTCACTACTCTTCCCTTCACTACTCTTAGTAGAAGGCTCTCTAGTCATCTCTAGAGCTGCTTCTAGATTGCCGTCACTAGAAGGCTCTTTAGTCGGTACTAAAGATAGGAACGCGAGCCCGAGCTTCTTGAGCTTGGCTCTCACCCACCCAGGGGCATGTTCGTGCCAATCGTGGATGATGAGCCGGTGCATTGCGTCGGCATCGACAAAGCCGGACTCCTGCAGCGCCTGGATGAACAGTTCAGGTCGCCCCATCCAATAGCACGCTCTGGCAATGGCGCCGTCCGGCCATTTGCCGATATTTCCCTGCGCAGCTTGCTTTCCGGTGAAGGCCCACAGCAGTTCTAAATGGCCTATCGCCGTCGGCAGATCGACGCTGAGGCGAGCGGCAAAATCGAACGTCTTCGGGTGGTCCAAGGCGTCGAGTTTCATTTGCGCGAGCACTTCTGCTCCTCCCGCAGGAGGAGCCGCGCTATCCGCAGCAGCGCGATGTCGCGCTCTGACCGGGTCGCGTGCGGGTGCGCCTTGTCCCAAGCGGCTTTCGTGGACTCAAACAGCAGCACGGTCTTGGGCTTAATCGGCGGAAGCGTCTTGGGTTGCGCGGCCATCAGTCGTCCCCCCGCTCGAGCGCCTTCCGGGACAGGACGCGCAACGCCTCGAACTCGTCCTTCGGAACGCAGACCAGGTTCTGATCGGGCGTCGTGAGCCCCATGCCGAGCTCGTCGAGCGCCTTGCAGAAGTCATCGAGCGAGATGTTGCGCTGGCCGTTCAGGCGGCGGCCGACCTCGGACGTGTCGACGTCCCAGATCTCGGCGAGCTTGACCTGCCCGAAGCGCAGGAGGGTGGTGGTGAGTCGTTGTTTGGTCGCGCTCATGACACCGATTGCCTCGTCTTGGTTGTGCCGGCCTCTTGCTGCCAAGAGTTGCCGGGCGTTTTCTGGGCAAAAAAACTCAGTGCTGCTTTGCTACGCCACCTTCGGAAAAGAAGAAGAACCGACTTGATCCAACGTGATGCCCGCCAGGAAGTCGGCCAGCGCGCGCTCGATGCCCGCGAGATCCGGGCTCGGCTCGTCCGGTTCGCTCCCGGCCACGAGCACGTCGGCAGCCGAGATGTTCTCGGGCGACCGGGTGAGCTCGTAGCCGCCGCCCGGGCCGCGGATGCCGCGCACGAGTCCGGCCCGGGCCAGGCGACTCAGGATCTGCTCGCTGTAGGAGATCGAGATCCCGGTGGCGTAGGCGAGGCCGTGGGCCGTGCGGTTGAGCGGGTAGTGGCGCGCTAGGCTCAGCGCGAGCCGGACGGCGCTTTCGGCTTTGCCTCTGAGAATCTTGTTGTTTTTCATAGCGTTATTCCTTGTTGTTGACGCTGGTACTGGGGTAAAAAAAGAGAGGGTCAGGGTGGGGCACGGACAGTGCAATCAATGACGCCGATGGTTTTCATGCCGACGCCACCCCCGCTTGCGTTTTGGCTGGCCGAAGCGGCCTCCCGAAGATGTCGGGACGCAACTCCTCGCGCGGGATGCCGCTGAGGTGCTCGACCTCAAGGACTCGCTCTACCGGGATGCGGCGCCACTGGGATATGGCCTGCGTCGTGATGCCGAGATCGCGAGCGAGTTTGGCCGCACCACCCGCTGCCTTAACCGCTCGGCTGACTACGTTACGCGCCATGCCCGATATGTTAAGCTGGCCTTAACCGCAATGTCAAGCCAGCCTTGATCAGGCGCAACGTAAGGCTGACTTACAATGTGGTGCGTGGCGACTTTTGGCTCGAGATTCAGAAAGGCGAGGGAGGACGCAGGGTTATCGCAGGACGACATCGCGGCGGTCTGCCGGAACCGCAAGGGCGAGGAACTCACGCGCGCCGCCGTCTCCTATTGGGAGAAGGACAAGGAACGCCCGTCTTTCGAGAACCTAGTGGCGGCCGCCAAACGGCTCAACGTGTCCATCGACTACCTCGTCGGGCGGACACCGGAGGTCTCCGGCATCAGCGCCGAGGCGGTCAAGTTTGCGCAGCAATGGGAGGCGCTTCCGCGCGACGCCAGGGAGTCGGTCAGCGGCTATCTCCGCTGGGCGCGCGCCATGGAAGGGAAAAAGCAGATCGACTACCGCGAGATCATCAAGAAGCTCATGAAGAAGCCGCCCATGACGGCTTTCGATGTAACAACAACCAAAAGGGGGTGAACAATGAAAAACCGCATTTCTGCTCTGATGGCGATTTCCGTTTTTGCGCTGGTAGCTGCATGCGGTGGCGGCGGTGGCGGCGGGGGCGATGGCGGAGCACCAGAAGGTACGCCATCGGACCAGACAGCCAGCACCTTGAGCTTCCCGGTCGAGACGGTCATCGCCGCCGTGGCGACTTCCGGCGCGTCCTACACGGTCTCAAACGGCGCAGATGTGCTAACGGTCTCCTATGCCGCTGGTCCGCAGGTGTACGACCGTTACATCTACTCTTCCGCCCTGCCGACCTTTTTCCAGACGGAAACGCTCAAGACCAGCGGGGCGGTCACGGATACGTCGAGCACGCAAGTTTTTTACTCCTCAGATCCCTTCTTGGTTTGGGGCAGTGTGAACGGAGATGCAGGCGAGAACACGATGCAGGTGAAGCAGCAGGCGTTGCTGCCAGCGACCGCCAAGGTCGGCGCTGCGGGGCCGATGTATGCGGGCAAGAATTATCTGAACAACAGTTCGCTGTTCCCGGATGATCAGTCGGTCACGTGGTCGCTCGAGGCCGATACGGCAACGACCGCTTGGCTCTGCATCCACATCACGAACGCTGCCGCCCTGTTTCCCGAGCTCGCGACCGTGGAGTCGGACTGTTTTCGGATCGACCCGCAGGGTGTGGTGTCGGGGTTCAAAGTCGATATGACGGTGCCCGACAACTGCGACGCCTACACCTGCGGCCGAACCACGATCCGGTATCGCTGATTCAGAGTCGCAACCATCTGAAAATAAAGAAGGCCGCCCACGGGTGGCCTTTTTTATTGCTTGTCGCGTAAGCTGGCCTTGACAACTAGGTTAAGCCTGCCTTAACCTACAGCAATCGCACAACGACAGGAGCTCCCGCATGGAGCTGCTCATTGAGTTCTTGACGTACCTGCCGCTCGCGCTCGGCATCGGCGTCGCCGCGGCACTGCTAGGTGCCTTGATCTACCACACCGCCAGCGGCTGCCGCTCGCGGGACTGGTGGCGATAACGGAGGGCAACAACGATGAACCAGCAATGGCACGTCTACCAGACCGGCTACGACGATCGCGGCTATCCGCACTTCGTCGTACTGCCCACCGGGCATGTCCCCGTCTTTCGGCGCGTCGCTACCTGCAGCACGGTCGCAGGCGCCCACGCGCAGAAAGACGCCCTTCAAAAAATCCACAGACAGGAGGCGAGCCATGTCCCTGAGACATTGCCCCGTCGCGGCTGATACCGCCCGCCACTACGCCGAGCTCGATCGCATGGAGGCCGAGAGCTCGCACGTCGAGGAATGCCGCGAGCGCATCGAGCAGCAGCGCGGCGCCATTCTGCGCGCCCTCGTTGAGTCGCTTTCGACTACCAGCGCCTGCGAGGACGACGAGTTCGAGGAGGCGTTCCGCACCGACGCCGAGGAGTTCGGCCGCCTTCTCTGGCGACTCACGGACAAGGAACTGGATCGCCAAGCCAAGGCACTCGCGGAGTCCGAGCGCAAGCAGGATCGCGAGCCGGACGTGTATGACGACTGACAACTAACCGAGGACAGACGTATGAGCACTCAACCCGAGACGGCGCCCGAAAAGGCCAACGTCAAGCAACTGGTCCCGCAGCAGCCGCAGAAGAAGCTCGTCGCCAAGATTGCCGATCGCTTCGGGGTCGATGCCGACAAGCTGCTTTCCACCCTCAAGGCGACCGCCTTCAAGGTGAAAAGCGGCGAGGTCACGAACGAGCAGATGATGGCGCTGCTCGTCGTCGCCGATCAGTACGGACTCAACCCGTTCACCAAGGAAATCTATGCCTTCCCCGACAAGCAGAACGGCATCGTGCCCGTGGTGTCGGTGGACGGCTGGAACCGGATCGCGCAACAGCACGAGGCGTTCGACGGCGAGGAAATCCGTTACCCGGACACAAGCGAGTTCGTTTGGATCGACGACGATGCAAAGCAGTGCCCGCCGTACATGGAAGTCATCGTGCACCGCAAAGACCGCAAGTACCCGACCGTGCATCGCGAGTATCTGGACGAGTGCTACCGACCGCGCGGCAAGTATGCGGACGGGAACGCGATGCCGCCCGGCCCATGGCAGACCCACACCAAGCGGATGCTGGAATGGAAAACCCGCATCCAAGGACGGCGCATCGCCTTCGGCTTCGCCGGCATCTACGACGAGGACGAGGCCCAGCGGATCGTCGACATGGGACGCGCCGAGGTCGTCGAGACGCGCCCGCTGCCCCAACAGGTTGCTCTGCCGGCGGCCAAGGACGCCGCCCCCCTTCTGCCCGCCTACGCGGACGCCGAGTTCGAGAAGAACCTGACCGTCTGGTACGGCTGGATCGACGCCGGCAAGAAGTCGGCGAGCGACATCATCGCCATGCTCTCGACCAAGTACACCTTGAGCGAGCAGCAGAAGCAGAAGCTCCTCAACCCTGACCAAACGAACGCCGCCAGCGAGGTCGCATGAATGAAGATCACCAATCTCAATCAAGGAAGTGCGGAATGGCACGCACATCGCGCCAAGCACTTCAGCGCCTCTGAACTCGCCGCCGCAGTGGGTGCATCAAGCTACCTCACGCGCTCGGCGCTGCTTAAGGCGAAAGCCACCGGGATCGAGCCGGAGGTTGACGCCGAGACGCAGCGCCGGTTCGACGACGGACACGCTTACGAGGCGATGGCGCGACAGTGGGCCGAGGAGATCATCGGCACGGAACTCTATCCGGTGGTACTCGCCGACGACGTGGACGGACTGCCGCTTTCTGCAAGCCTCGACGGCCTCACGATGCTTGAGGACACGGCCTTCGAGCACAAGACGCTCAATCCGTCGCTTGCCGCGAGCCTTGATGCTGGCGTGATCCCGGAGGAGTACCACTGGCAGATGGAGCAATGCCTGATGCTCAGCGGAGCGCAGCGCTGCCTGTTCATGGCGAGCAACGGCAACCGCGAGACGATGCGTCATGCCTGGTACACGTCTCGCCCGGAAATCCGCCAACAGATCATTCCGGTCTGGAAAGCCTTCCGCGAGGATCTGGCGAGTTACCGGCACGTCGAGGACGCCCCGAAGCCCGTCGGCCGCGCCCCGGACACCTTGCCGACCCTGTACGTCGAGGTCACGGGCGCCGTCACCGCGTCGAACCTCGAGGAGTTCAAGGCGCACGCGCTCGCGGTCATCGCCGGGATCAATACAAACCTCCAGACCGACGAGGACTTCGCCAACGCCGAGAAGACCGTGAAGTGGTGCGGCGAGGTCGAGGACCGGCTGGAAGCCACGAAGGCGCACGCCCTCGCGCAGACGACCTCGATCGACGAACTGTTCCGGGCGATCGACGACATCATGAACGAGACGAGGCTCAAGCGCCTCAACCTCGAAAAGCTCGTCAAGGCACGCAAGGAGCAGATCCGGCGCGAGATCGTGGATCAGGCCGTGGCCGCGCTGCGCGCGCATGTACAGACGCTCAACGAGCGGATCGGCAAGCCCTACATGCCGGAGCAGGACACGACCCGGTTCGGCATGGCGATCAAGGGGCTCAAGACCTTGGCGAGTCTGCGCAACGCCGTGGACACCGAGCTCGCCAACGCCAAGATCGCGGC